CACTGAGAACTCTGCGATAGACAGTTCGCCGATTTGACGCAACGCAACCGCAGGGTCGGACTTCTTGCCGACAATTTTGCCGGAAATGCTAATGGACGCCATTGAAGAACCCAAAGGGTGTTTACAAATCATTCTACGCAATGATATCGACGTAGCTTCTTTAAACCACGTTGAATTTTTAAGGAAACAGCACTTCGAGATAAACCTATTTGCTTGCCGATTTCAATGTTGCTCTGTCCGAGCATGAAACGCTTATAAATAAGCTCTTTTACACAAGGGTCTATGCTGACCTTGTCCATCATATGATCAAAGCTCATAAAAGCCTCTGGCTCTTCTCTGATAGAAGCTACGCAGTCATACCAATCCTGATCCATGTCGCCATCTCTGTGAGCAGCTGGTGGGGGAGCATCGAGGCTGTTGACATTAATAGCGTTTTGAGCAAAGCTCAGTCGCTCTACAACACCTTCCATAGACTTTTGCTTAAAGTCACGCTTTCCATGCTTGTAATTAAACAAGTCACGGACAGTGCTTTCAGGAATGCGGATTGATGAATAGTTGCTGTTGGCGAACCTGCGAACTGCTTGTCTAATCCACGGAGTTGCATAAGTGCTAAAGGCATAGCCACGAGTCGGGTCATACAACTCAGCAGCACGAACTAAACCAATTGCACCTTGCTGCAAGAGATCCATAGTGTTGCACCCACCCCAGTTGTAAGAGGCTTTCGCAGTGCCGAACGTTCTTACTTCTTTTGGAACAAGTCTGAGGTTATGGCGGACAAGTTTTTTAACTGCACGATCCCGTGCATTTTTCGTGCTATTTTCGTTCTGAATAATTTTGGCTAGGCGCAATACTTCTTCCGTCGGAAGCAGAGGATAACGAGCAGCAGAATCAAGCCAAATTGTAATTTCGTCCACTGAAGAAAAAAAGCTTGCGAATATAATAGACACAAAAAAAGGGGCGTCAAGCCCCTTCTTGGAAAAATGGTGAGTCCAATACGACTCCGCCGAAAAAGAGTGCGAAATCCCTGACGATGTAGTCGAGATCAGTACTCGGAGGCTTGAAATCGCTCGTTCATCTGCAGAACGAACTTATCGTCCTTCGACTTAAGAGTCTTAATGCCGTTGGCATAGTTCTCATTGATCTTGCTGATGAGATCCTTGATAGCAGGCTCAACAAGACCCATCTCTTTAGCCAGGCTGACGAACTCAGTCTTAGACCCCTTGGCATCCGCCGCAGCGTCCTGTCCTGAAGATGAGGGGGCCTGAGTTGTCGAGGATTTTTGTGAGCTTACAGGCTTTTTTGCGCTCTGCTGAATCTCCAGCTCTTCCGACTGCTGGTAGCCGCTCTCTAGCGGCATTTTTGCCCAGAGTTCATGGGCAAGTCCAGTTTGCATTGCCAGCACCAGGCAAGCACCACGTCGCTGAGTATCTGTGATATCGCGAGCTGTAATCTTTTCATAAGGGATGGCGTTGTTGCGGTTATCCATGACTGCCTGCGGAACTTCAGGAGTGCAGCTTCCGTCGAGATGACGCAGTCGAAGCAGAAGATAGCCACCTACAGGTGCTTTGTGAAGCAAAGTGCCATCAGCAGCAAACAATGTTTCGACTTGCCAACCGGGAGCATTTTCCCGGAACAGCTGCATCGTGCGTGACCAATTGATATAGCTGGCGGAAAAACGACCAGACCCGATGCTTTCGACGAGATCTTGAGTCGCAACACCTTTGAGATTTGGCAGCTCAGCCATTTTTCTTTTTACGGTTTGCCTTCAGCGTAGCCAAACGCTTCCCCTTAGCACACCATTCGGCGATTTTTTTCTTTGTCGTCAAACCTTGTAGCACTTGAAAGATCTGTTTCTGACTCATACCAGCTTCGAGATTCATCTTGGCGACAATCCAACCCAAATCCATCCATTCCTCCCTTAGGCGTGTTCGCGTCTCAGTGGCCAGCTGGATGTTCTCTAAGCGCTTCTGACGGATCTTTTCCTGTCTCTCTGCCTCTGCAGCCTTTAAGGCGGCTTCACGGGCCTTCTGGGCGGCAATGACGCGGTCCTTGTGTTTCTCGTAGTAGGTCCGGTTGTAACGACGCTTCGCTTCCGATGGTGTTTCACCTTTTTTGTTCCGTCCTTCCTCGTTTTTCATGCCGCCGGCCCTTTTCTATGTCTTCTATTAATTTAATTCCATTTATGGAATTAATATATCTATATAGATGGGGGTCTCAAAATGCTACCCCTTTGAGACCTAGGGGGTCTCAAAATGACACCTTTTTTCGCAAGTTTTGCTACCTCTCAAAATGAGAGGGTCACAAAATGCGAGGTCTCAAAATGAAAGGGTTGCAGCCTGTTGACAGACCTGTTGCCGCCGTTACCATTCGCCCATCGCCACCGAGCAATGACGACGACGCGGCTCCCTTCAGGTCGACTGCACGAAATCAATTTTGACTACGAACTGAGCAACGGCTGGGTAAAGATGCCTCTTGATGCCGTGATGTTTAACGAACGTCTGACGGGACAAGCTCGACAACTGTGGGCATGGCTGGCATCGAGAGGTCGGAGCCACTCTGAGTTGTCTTGGTCTCATGCTGAGTTCAAGCTGGGTTGCGGTTCGACCGCAAGACGAAGAAGCTTGCAAGTGCTCGTTGATGAGGGACTTGTTTCAATCAGCAAAGACGGGCATGTAATTACAATGCACGACCCGAATGCATTGATAAAGCCATATCGAGAACAGCAGTTGAATTTTCTGCAAAGCGAATACAGCAAGGATCAGCAAAAACCTGAGCCTGTTAAAAAGCCAGCGCCAAAACCTGAGCCGGAGTTCAGCCTGTCAGAAGAGATTATCGACGCTTGGAATAACTGCAAGCCAGTATCTTTCGCAAAAATACGCACTCTTTCTGTCAAACAGAAGCAATCAATCCAGGCGCATATGAAAAACCTGGGATTACCCAGATCAGAAGTTGATGAATTTATATGTTCGGTCTGCAGAGGTCTTCAAGCCAGTGAATTTTGGATCAAAACAGTTAACACGCAAACCCGAACCTTTAAGGCAGTTTTTGGCTACGGCAGTCCGACCGATGTCAAGATGAAAAACGTCGAAGATCTGTACAATGATGGAGATCCATCTGCTGAGCCCAAGGAGCCGCTAGAAAAACAGGAATACACCCCTGAGCAAAAGGCACTGCTCGAAGAGATCGAAGTACATAACTATGAGATCGACAAAAACTACAACCGTGAAGAGCAAAAGCAACGCAGCATGAAGTATCGCGCCGAGGCCATTGCCAAACTGAAGTCAATGGGTATAAACGTGGAGGTTGCCTGATGGAACTGCCATATTACATCAAAAAAGCTGTTGACCTAGGCTTGATGGAAGTCGTTGATGGCAAAGTCGTCAATGTCAACACAGAAGCGGTCAATACAGTAGTTGGTGCTGCACGAATCGTAAATAAGCTGCAACCCACTTCTATCGTCGAAAAAGACAACACTTACGACCAAGAAGCGATCGTCTTGTGTCGTGTGCTGACAAGTCCTAGTGGCGTGGCACGGGAACTTTGGTCAAAACTTCGGATCGCTTTTGGTGTTGGTCATGGTCAAGCCTTACCTGCACATCTGTGGGGCAATCCATGTTTTCTTGCTATCGGCAAAGAGATCGACATGACGTTCCTAGGTGAGCGCACCGGTACAACAATCTCTCGCCAAAGCATCATTACTGGCTACGAGCAGATGAACCCTGCCAACAGGGACGTGCAGTTTTCTGACTTCTGCCAAACCATTTCTGAGTTAACAAACGATGAGACGATGCGTGCTTATGGTGATCCAGCCAACGAGTGGTCAACTGCTTTAGACGTTCTCAAGCAGAAACGTGCCCTGGCGCTACATAAAGAAACACTATTCCTGGCAGGTCAATACCTGAAGACAGAACCAAAGCTTGAGAAGGCTCTGGAGTTCATCAACAATCGCAGCATGGAAGGCATTAGCATGCTGAGTGGTTCTGTAGGTAACCAGGGGCAAGTAACCAGCTTGACAGAGTCAATCATTGGTGATCCTGGCAGCAACCGACTGAATTGGACTGATTACATCACCAAAGCGCAAGCACAAGATCGCCCTGCATCAACAGGCGTCACCGCATTTGACATCGACATCGATGGTGGTGTTTCACGCCCCAGGCCCAATATGCCTCGTGCAGGGAGACTTCTTGTAATCGGTGCTCGTACTGGTGTTGGTAAAACTGCTCTCGGTGTGCAGGTTGCAGCATCACTGGCATGGTCCGGGTTGACTGTCGGCTTTGTGTCCGCTGAACTCGAATCAAGGTCCATCGAGGCACGCCTTATTGCCAACCTGAGTCGCCAGTACTTCGGTCAACGCTGGTGGAAAAACAGTGGCGATGATTTTGGTTACGTCACCGTCGGCGAGCTTGAACTTCCTGGTGCTTCATCAAACCAGCAACGTATTGCAGAAATCGTTGCACAGACCAGCATGAGACTTGAAGAGGGTGGTGGCAAAGTTTTGGTTGAATCGCCCTGGGGAGCTTGTGTTGACACATGCATCAACACCATGCGAACGATGAAGGCAAAGCATCCTGAACTTCGTGCAGTTGTAATCGACCACTTCCATGCCCTTGCTCGTCACAAAGGTGGATCGATGAATAACCCTTCCGCCATGCTGGAAGATCGCGCCTACAGGTTGATGACTGCAGCTAAAGAACTTGACATTGATCTGTTTACGTTGGCACAGTTGAACCGTATTGGCATGGACTCTCACTCCAATCCTGAACCACAGCTCAACGAGATTCGAGGCACTGATGCCTTGGCACACGTTGCTCACGCTGCGTGGCTGGTACGGCGCATGAAACTCGAAGGAGATCAGCTCAACAAAGACCTAGAGATCTGGCACTCTAAAGTCAGAGGTCGCCAGGCAGTGTGGAGGGAAGGGAAAGATGTTCTAGATAGCATCAAAGGTTTCATCGAAAAAAGTATCGTGCGGATGCAGTACGACGCTTCATTCGTTGAAAGCGATAACACGAACGCACTCATAAAAGAACGTCAGGGATTCAGCTAATGAAAAACGCACTTTTTGTCTTCTGCGCATACGTTAACCAACAGATCTTGAATGAGATCAAGAAGCTGAACGAGACCCTAACGATGCTAGTTGTTCACTCTGCTCATGCGATGTTCTCCATGATCGACAATGATCGCATGGATCATGTCCGTTCTACGGTTGAGCAAAAAAATGCTATCAGCGAGCTGCGGGTTTTCGCCTTAATCAGTGAAGTCGTCGATGACGCAATTGATGTCGGTGGCTGGAACGAAGACCACGAGACTAAATTAAACTTCTTTGGCAACATGCTCTACACCGAGCATGACTGGGACGTTGATGAAGTTCATCGTTACCTGTCAGAAGTCATTGAACGCGCTACGGAGTCGATGTAATCAAAGCGACTTAACGTAGTCAACAAGACCTTGATGCCTAATATAAGCCGAGTGGCACCAGCCAACCGGCTTGACATAATACTGCACTTCACCAGTCTTTTGGTTTATGTGCTGAGTAGGATGCAATGCAACGCCAGTACTTCTCAAGGTACTGCCATCCCAATAATATCCTGGTAAAAATGGTAATACAATCTGTGACATCACAAAATTTTATTCTCAGAGAAATCCCAAAGCCAGCCATCAGAATCGTCAGCAATCAACCAACGCTTCATCAATAATTCCCTGGAATACATGACATTCTTCCCATCTTCTGGCCAGTCCCGTAGATAAACGCCTTCGTACAGACTCATGCAGCCGAACGGATCATGGGCAATGAATTCTGTATCGGTATAGCCAATTAGTGTGATCCAATGACCACCACCTGACGGCGCATCAATTAAGCCCTTGTGGAGAATACCGATCGGAACTGGATAACCTTTGTCGAGCAAGTCAATCAAGTCTTGCTCACGCCCGTTCATCCTAAATTGATTCTTGATGCTCATCGCATCTAATGCACCCTTATGGGATAACTGCGAAACGCAATCTCCATAGCAAAGCACATCGGTCAGATAATCGTCGTCATCAATGATCAGGTTTGGATCCAGATAGTTCAGCACCATTGCAATGGCTGACGCCTGGCAAGATCTTTCGCCGTGACCGGTTTTGCTGTCCCGCTGGTAAAAATACTCCACATTTAGTGGAAAACCTTCCTGCTTCCTGGAAGGCTTGCTACCAGTTCGATATAGACGAGTAAATGCTTCTATCTGTGCATCTGTCAGCATATCTTCTAACGTCAGCCATGCATAGTTTTGATGCACTTCTCCCTGGTAGTACTTGACAGCATCAAGCAGTCTGACGTTACGAGTCACAGCGTTTTGTATAACCTGTTAAGAGTTCCTATTCAGCAATCGAATTAACTTCTCCGCGTAATCAGGCGCTGTTGCATATCCTTGTCTCTGCAGCTCTCTCGCCGCTGCAATGCAATTTGGTGCGTTATTAACACCCCTGTATCCGTTGTAGTCTTTATACCATCTATCGACAAGTTCTTCTACTGCAGCCTTGACAGAAGGATAACTCTTGAATTGAGCTTTTTTCTTGACATATTCACTGCCATTCCACTCGACAGTGTCAACAAATACACCTTTGCCCTTTATACCGAAGGGATTATTTTTGCCTGTGACATGTTCTCCCCAACCAGACTCAAGCGCCCATTGTGCCGCAACAAGATCAGGGCATCTTGCACCAGCGTCTTGCGCCATTGATGCTATTAGCGCCCATGTTATTGCAACTACAACCATTAATTACTTCTTGGCAACTTTTGTCACGACGCCAGCAAGGACTTCGATTACACGATAGTACTTGGCTACGACTGCATCGTCTTTAGGTGTAGGTGTCAAATTCACAACCGCCAGTGCAGCAGCATGGATAGCAAAAAGAGCACTGATGATCTCAGGACCATTAGCAATGATCAGGGCAATGAATTCCATGGCGATCAAAATAGCGCCATAGGCTGCCTACATCAACGACGTGCTTCTAGCTTCGAAATCCTCTGCTCAATACTGCCAAGGCGTCCGTAGATCTCATGTCGATCTTCTTTCATGTCTTCCCGCATGGCCTGCAGCTCTTTGCCAATCTGTTCAACACCCATAGACAACTTGACGATCGCCTCGCGACCGTCGTTCTCTCTTTTAATGACAGAGCCTATCCCCATTCCAGCAACACCAACCATGGTGCCAACTATAGCGGCGATAAGCTCCACAGTTTTTACCTAATACAAGATTAGGCTACCTCAGCAGGCCAGGCAGTAGCGATAGCAGGATTGGTGACAGTTTCCATAACGGTGTTGCCGTCATCATCAACTACTTCATTGCCGTCGGCATCAGTTTGCGCTCGCGTAATAGTCGCAGAACCGAAAAGAAGTTCTTTCAGTGCAGGAACATCCTCACAGGCGTCAATTTCAGTTTGACGGGTGTTGCAGGCCGTACGCACAGCAGCCCGATAAGTTGTCCATTCGGATGCAACAGTGCCGCTAGTTTCTTGTGCCTTAATAACACGCCAATCAGATGGTGCCAATAAGCCTGCGGCGATCTCGCTTTGCTTCTGCTTCCACAAGGTCTTTAGACCAGTTGTGGTATTGCCATCGTCATCGGTGACATCTTCCAGTTGTTTGGGATTCGATGCAGACCAGTAGAAACGCTGATCATAACTTTGTGCAACAGGAGTCGCAACTTCTACAAGGCCGACGGATTGTTTTTCGGCTAAAGACGTGAGGCGCATCCAATTTGCTGGATACTGAGTGCCTGTCTCTGGATGGGTCCAGGGACGATCGTATTGAATTGTTTGACCGTTGAGGGTAAACATAACCTTGGTAGTACTAGTTAAAGATTACCGCGCACGGGCGGTTTTGAAAGGATGCTCAGCAAATGCGGCGTAGATGTAAGTCCTACCAGAAGCATTCATTGAATCGTTTGTGGTGCGCCATTTGAAACCGTTGGAAAGGAAGTCCAAATAGTCAGTATCACCCTCTGTAGTGTAGCCTTGTGGCTGTAGATACGGCCCTTGTGCGTTGAAATCTTGGCGTGTATTATCCCAAACAATCCAGGCATTACTGTTATCTACGTCTTTAATCAACAAATATGCGATTTTAAAACCGGTATATACAAACGTGCCGTCATTATTCACATCTCCGTTGCCGGTGTACGAACCAAACGCGCTATAGCCTTCGACAGGTGCAAAACAGTAAGCCACTCCGTCGCTGGTGCTATTCCACCAACTGCCAACACTGAAGACAGAGCTAGTTGGCGCTGCACCAAACCTAGTCGTATCTGAAGTAGCTTGATCGGGTTCGTCCAAGAGAAGGAACTGGCTAGTGTCATAGCTGTGCTGCACAGGCCACGCTGACGATCCGTTTCTTATTTTGGAAATAATTAGACCAGGAGTAGCATTCAATCCATGGCCTACTGTTCCACTGTTTCCAGTCCAAGTGACAATCGAGAACCCAGCCGTCGGATTGGCGCGAACGGTTGAAGTGATTGATGGGTAGACGACAGAAGGTGTAACACCTTGGTCAGTAAGAAGTTTGCCGTCAACTTCAATGCCCTGCAAATATAGATAACCAGTAGATTGGGAGCCAGAAGAATAGCCCCAGTCCAAAGAAGTCAAGCCGCCGCTTAAGGTAAAAGTTGCACTCGATTGTCCAGAACCACCACCATTGTTAACCCAATCGCTAGCACCAATAGCAGTGCCGTTGATTTTGAGGTTTTCATTAGCACCTGCATACGAACTGCCATCCAATGAAGCATGGCCGTAAATTTTGACAGACGTTGCATTTGCAAACGTCGTGCCAAAGTTCATGGACAAGTAGTAACCGGCCTCTGGTCTAATACCGTCAGTGTAATTAGAGCCTGTATCACCATCGAAAGGTACTGTTGCACTAGAGTTGCCAAAAGTTGTTTCAAGTGTTCCTGTAACAAGATCACTCCACGTCTGACTTTGGTTGTAAACAGAGCTATTCAGGCTGCCTGACAACACTGTTGCACCAGCAGTGCTATTGGTATTGATCTGACCACCCATTCCAGGGTGTTGAGAGCACCAATAATATAAGGTTGGTGCTCCTGAAGGAACAGTAATAGTCAGTTTTCTAGTTGTTGCTGCGTTAAAATCGCCTACAGTTGTATATTGAGAATATGTTTTTGTAACACCATCTAAGGTATAAGTTACTCCAGTGCTGTATGCACCACTGTTAGCAGCTGTGCCAAGCACAAAAGGATGACCATCAACTGAACTATCAGAAGCATCAAATACATAGGTGCTACCTTCTTCAAGATTAAGCGTTACAGCACTCGTGCCGTGTCCATCAAAGCGATACTTGTTGCCACTATCGTTAACAACTGTGACGTTGTAAGTCTTATTGCTATTTGCCCCAGCGTCCCATGCCCAAGCCACATAGTCCTGGCCAACTATGTTTACACCCCAACCTGTAGTGTCACTAGAATCTGCTGGATCATCAGTAACCTCGAAACCATCTGAAGTGAAATTCGTGACCATTGCTGAAGTGTCAACATATTCAGCATTAGGTAGATCAGAACTCAAAGACGCACCAATTCCTCTTACAGTGTCAAAAAGACTATGGCTCACATTTGAGTGTCTATTTTTAATCCAAACAAGATCTGGAGAAAACCCTAAACCAGTAATGTTTTGCGCATAGGTAGAAGTAGTAGGATAATTAGCACTACCATCGTAGGTTTTTACATCAAAGTAATCCGAACCATCGGCAATCAGTGGGTCGTCAAAGTTCTGCGTGCAGAGTGACTTGTGGCCGGTTGGTGGCGTGTACGCAAATGGGCGTTGGCCGAAGTTAATAGTATTTTTTGAGGTTGAACCATAGACAGAAACACCTGCATAAAATGTTTTTGAGGTATCCAAGCCAGTAGCAAAAGTTGATTCAGCACTTCCGTTGAAATAAAGAGTTACGGTGCCGTTGTCCATATCAAGCGCAACTCCAAGAGTTGTGCCTGAAGCGAAAGACGTGTATCCAGTACCATTACTTCCGTTTATGTAATAACCGCCCCCTGCGTCACGGCCATAACTACCTGTGACTTGGCCTATGTAACTACCACTATTAGGATTTGAAGTGACTCCAATTAAAGTATTTGTTCCTTCAAACAAAACTTCCCAATACCACTTCCCAGAATTAACCCCAATCGTTGAAGTGGCTTGCACCCAGCTAGTGGTAGTCGCTGCAATCTTTAAATTACCATCACTTAGATGTGCGGAAGCAGGAGATATTAAAGGATTCAACAATGCATAGTTCCCACCGTTGTTACCAGAATCTGCTTCGTAGTCGGTTGGGGAGTCAATCAGGCTGTCAATGTTTACACTTTCTGAAGGCGCTGCATCTAGCGAATACATGCGGAAGGCAGAAGACCAACCTCCCAGATAAATCCTGAAATTGCCATCCCAAGTTGCTGGAAAGGTAAATGTTCCTGTTCCAGTTGAACCACCAGGAATGTTCCAAAAATTAGTGTTACTTGCAACTGATCCTACTGACACGTTAGACCAAGTTCCACTTTGGGTCTGTATATTATTTACAAACGGTTGAATAATAAAAGTGAGTTGAGAATTATTTGTATCTGTATTACCAACTTTCATGGTAATACTATTGCCACTGTAAGAAAATCCAATCAGGTCACCTGACGCACTAGCGTAGGTAGAATTATCACCATCTAATAATTTGGCAAGTTCTGATGATGTAATATCTGAACCGTGGGTAGAGCTATAGACAGGAGTCGGTGCTGCGGCTGAAATGTTAGTGCTATCAAAGTAGTTCCCGTTACCGCTTACATCTTTACCAATGCCTGCGTTACTACCGCTTGTAGGTCCGCTGTTGTCGAGGAAGTCGAGGTAAAAACCGTTGGTGCCATACGTTCCAGAATATTCCTTCGGCTGCCACACACCGTTGGCATCATATTCACCGAAGTCAGACTCAGTTAGTGCCGTTCCATCAACCCACTGCACTTCAGCTAGTTGAAAATCAGAATTTGACGTTGTGTTATACCGACCGATTTGATGGCTACCCGTACCATTAAACAACCAGGCAACACCGTTAGGCCCAGATGAGGTTGACCATGTAATAGCTTCACCATTTACCCAAGCATCAAGAGATGTGCTGTTGTTAGCCGCGATTACAAAGTGATACCAGCTAGATGGGTCTCGGAACTGTGCATTTGAAATATACTGGGTTTGATATGATCCAGATCTGTAATTCCAAATCTCTAGATGACCATTGCTGTTGATTTTAATTAATGAATCATTACTAGAGTCAAGATACCTAGTCAGAATTTGACGTTGTCCGTCAACTTTGTTCAGCTTAATCCAAAAAGAAAATGTCCAAATAAATTTATCGCCTACTGACGACGGAGTTCTGCTCAAGTAAGCACTATCACCGTCATTGAAACGCAAGCTGCGTTCAATCGTGTAATCAGCAGCCCCAGCACCAGATCCAAGAAGCGCTAAAGCAGAACCAGGAATAGACATCAGCTAATAGGCTCACTAATAAGTTTTGCAGCAACATGAGTGCTGCTTACAACATAATAAACAAGCGTACTTATAGCACCAGTTGTAGTGCCGAAGCTAGGCGCTCCACCTTCAAACTTCCAAGCAGTGTCGTAACTAACTCCATAAGCAGTACTGCCGTTAGTAATCGCAATCGCACCTGATTGGCCGGCAGTCAAGTTGCTAGGATTCATGATCTTTGACAAACCAGTCAAAGTATGAGCGAAGTTATTAGCTGCATTGAAGTCAAAAGTTATTTCTATAGTTCCAGAATTGGTTGCGGTCGTTCCAGACCCAACAGTACCGCGTTGTGCCGCAGTAAATGCTTGTGTTACATCAGTCTTGGCAGTATGATCATCATGCGCCTGTATGGTTGAACCAATCTCAGACGTAAGATTGATTTGCGTGGAAACCAGCGAACCGCCTTCCTTTACATATAACCTGTCTTGGTCTGTTGCATAGCAAATCTCGCCCTCTTGTATGTCGTCAACGCTGCTATTGAGATTGCTGAGAGTGCCGCGAGCAATCCGAACTGGTGTCCTGGAAGAAGGTGTAGGCATTAGTCGAATGATCCTCCATTAATATCGGAAGTGGCAACAGCAAGAGAGAAACCAGAGGTAAAGTTGCCTCCATCCACAACCTGGATAGGATCACTCAAAAGTGATTGCCACTTAGACCCATCCCAACTAAAACGATAACCATTTTGGACATGTGTTTGCCCGACAGATGTCGCTGTTGGAAAGTCTAGAGCCATGGGTCAATATTGCTCTCTATATTATTCCTTGGATTAAGTTCTTAACGTCCAATTAAGACTAGTTTCATCCCAAGTATATTGTCTATCGTCATCGGGCATTTGTACTGGTGCCTCCCAAAGACATGTGTTTTCGTCTAAAATCCAACTAGAATAAGGTTTGGGAGGGATAAAAGCATCACGGCTTGCGTCGTAGGTGTAACCTTTGCCGGCATGATTTTTGCGAAAATTTTTGTTGTAAGAACTTTGTACCCAAGTCGTATTATCACCATACAAAGAACGGCAAAAAGCAATCCCTATCGATTCTTGTTCTTCACCGTTTTCGTCCTGAATCACATCGTTGTTAACTACAACGACCTGCTGGACAATGCCGTTTTCAATGCGTGCGAAGCGTGCCATCAGAAAGTAATAGTGCCTGAACCTGTAAATACATATTGCCTGTAGCCGCCAGAAACAGTGATGTCTGGGCTGCCAGTTGTTGCTGATGCAGCTGCCTCGCTGTCTGGATAACGCAAAACGACGCGACCTGAACCGCCAGAACCACTTCTAAAGCTGTTGTAACCGCCTCCACCACCACCACCTTTGTTAGCAGCGCCATTACCGGCGTAGGAAGTGGCATTGTTTTCACCTTGTACTCCACCACCGCCGCCATCGGCCCCACTGCCCGCAGTGGCATAACCAGCTCCACCACCTCCACCACCAACGGCTAAAGATTCAATCGTTGTGGTTGAGCCGGAACCGCCATTGCCGCCTGTCTGGTTGCTGGCATTGCCTCCAACGCTGCTATCACCGCCGCCGCCACCACCCGCATAGTTGTGGCCACTTCCTCCGGCGTTGCCGCTTCCGCTTGCACCCCCATCGCCCTCTCCACTATTGGTCGCTTCAGCTTCGGTCCCACCAGTAGCCGTGGCAATTCCGACGATTGCTGAATCATCGCCAGCTGAACCTGAGGCCCCACCATCTCCAACGGTAATTGTGTATTGGGTGCCAACCGATGCCTCAAAAGTGCTCGAAAGCAGCTCACCACCGCCACCACCACCGGATTGGTTCGGGTAATTACCACCCCCGCCTCCGGCAAGAATGTCATAAGTCACTTGAAAACCCGCTGCCCCGCCAACGCCGAGCATCATTAACATCATGCTCATCAGCTCAGCCCTGTTCCAGCAATTACAAACTCACTAGAAGCAACACAAAGCACCGTGCAAAGTCCATAAGTTGCGAGTGTTTTATTTCCTGTTGTGCCATCACCAGCCAAACGTAATGTCACAGATGCGCCTTGAGTAATAGTTTGATCAGACCCACTATTATTGTATATACTAATTGCATCACCCGCCGAGAATACGCCTGACGGAATAGTTACGCCGCCAGTAGTAATGCTCACATGTTTGCCAATATCATCAACAACTAAAGTGTAAGCTGAAGTCTGTGAATTTTGCGGAATAGCACGAATTCCACCTTTTGAATCTTGAATATCTTCGCCGCTGGCTGTCGACGATGTACGGCGCACCAAAAACCGCTGCGATGCGTCAACTCGCATCGCCTCCGTGACTGTGCCGCCAGTCGTTTTCGTGGCGAACTGCATGACGCCACCACCATTCGCTTCATTGAGTCGTATTCGCCCTGCAGTCTCAACAGAATTAGCCTTAAAATCAAGGATTGGGGCCGTGCCCACATTTGTGAAATTAATTCCTGTATTGCTTGCAATTTCTACATCAAATATAGAAGTAGGCGACGTTGTACCGATGCCCACATTCCCCGAACTGACAATTCTGAGTCGCTCATTGCCTTCAGTTGTGACCTTGAAATGACCGTCTGACCCGGTATCTACAACTTCAGCTTCTGTATTGCCTTCAGCAATCTTGCCGGCATCAAAAGAAGTAGTACCAGTACCACCCCTAGTAACAGGTAAAGTACCGCTAACAATTGCTGACGTATCAAAAGATACAGGTGCAGTACTAACTAATGGCACCCATTGAGCGGTGTTGCCGTCGTCATAATAAATATATGCTGTAGATTCGTCTGAATCCCAGTAAATTTGACCCGCTACACCTGTAGGAGTGGAACTAGAAATAAATACTGGCTCAATACCAGAACTAGAAATTTTCCACTTTTCTCCGTCAAAAGTCCAGCTAACCCCGCCAGATGAAAACACCTGCCCATTGCTTGGTGAAGCGGGGAAATCTAGAGCCATAGATCAAGATTGTTCTCTATATTATTCCTTGTCAAGGAGCCGTAGGCCAGGTTACATCGTGAGGAAAGCCATCAGAAGAAGGTAAGTCCCGCAAAGATTGTCGATAAGTTGCCCAAGCGGTTGTATCAGCACCACTGTCAGCTAATTGTGTCCAGTCGCAATCAGCAAGTTTTTTGTTGCGTTGAGTGCGGACACGTTCTGCAGCATCTGCATCAATACCAGCGCGATAAGCGGCTTCGTGTGCGGCAGCAGTAGTTACATTTCCGTCGTCGTCAGTGGTATCCGCAAATACAGGACCAGCTACAAATCGAGTGAACCATTGACCATCGACTTCTTGAACGCCATCTCGAACGCTGACACCATAAGGAGCAGTTACGGTGGCTGCAGGGCCATTCAGGACAATGTCATAACCATAGCTGTCAAGAATGTCAGCAGTAATTTGCCTAGGGAAGCTGGTGTTCGGGTAGCTTGTTTTAAATTGGCTGACGGTCGTCAGCTCACCAGTTGTACGATTACGGATTTCCATGGCTGAGGATCAGTCGAATTAGATTGCCTATCAGGCGATTGCAAGGAAAAGATAGGTGCCTTCAGAAGCGTTTAGCGCATCGGGAGCACTAGAGGTAACGGTAAATCCAGAAGTGTAGGGGTCGATAAAATCGTTATAGGTTACTTGTGCTTGAGCGGGATTGGTGTTAAGAGCTATCCAAGGGTCGTCACCAGCAACGATGCCACGGGTTGAATCGAAAACGTACCAATCACCAGTGCTATCAGTCCGCTTGATCATTACAAATCGAGCGCCTGCAGCGAAGTCACAGTCAACATTGACGTCGTTACCTGTGCCGTTATAGGTGCCAACTTTACTGATGCCGTCTAGGCTGGCAAAGAGGTAGGCGATGTATTCTTCATTGACAGTGTTTACATAACTATTAGAGGCTCCTACTCTAAAAACACTTGCTGTCGGAGCGGTTGAATCCCAAAAAGAACTATTAGTGTTGTTGCCATCCCAATTATTGTTGAGAGAGATAAACTTTCCAGATCCAGGTAAATCTCCATTGTAAACTGCCCAATGTTGTGAAGTGCTCCGAACCTTAACAATCATTAACTCAGGAGCCACGCCGAGGTTATGATTTACATTTTGCGCTGGTGTCGTCCCCCCATAAGTCACCACATCAAAAAATCCTGGAGCGCGGCGGAAGAAATAATTGATATAAGTCCACGCACTTCCACCATTGGTGTCGCCATCGCTACTAAACCTGATGCCGTCTTGGACATCCCAAGGGTTGAAAGACGCTGACGATCCAAAGATATTGGTATTGGAATCAGAGTTGCTATTTAATGCATTCGTGTGATTGCCAAGAAGACGAGTTAAAGCAACTGGCGCATTTGACTGGTTAGTAGACTTCGTAATCACAAAGTCAACAGGCTCGATGTTTGTGTTGACAACAGCTGTAGAACCTGTTCCAGCCCTTGACACAATATCCAACACATCCGTACCAGCAGTCGGCGGCTTATGCGGACGGCGGATGGCAACGTAAACATAGTTAGTCCCATCACCCCCTTGCGTGTCGTCATTTGAAATAGCTACAAAGCCTGTAGGGGTAGGGTGAATCACCCCAGCGCCAGTGTTTTCTGAATTATTAGTATTCGGACTTAATGAATGAGAGTCACCCTCGGCATTCCATTCACGCATCATGTCAAAAATTACCCAATTGGCGTCACTCGGAGTGTTAGTCCTTTTAATTAGAACCCACTGCGGCTCAAAGCCGACATCAACTTCGTCTCGACTACTTGTTCCCGTATAAGTACCGCATTTGATGATCTTTTCGTCACCATTCGTGCCAAAAACAGCAGAGTCTGCGTCATTGCCTTCAGCAAAAAGATAGGCAACGTAAGTATTGTTTAAGCCGTTAGTGTCGCCATCACTGCCTGGGGTAAAGGTGCTTGAATCTGCCGCAGTAATGCGGTTATCCATGTCAGTTTTATAGCCGTCATTATTCAGTAACAGCTTGTAACTATGTCCAATCCCGCTATGGTAAACAATCCACTGTCCGGAAGTATTAGTACGCTTGATAATAATCATCCCCGGAGTGCATCCGAGGTTGTGTGCGATTGTTGTGCTTGGGTCACCGTCTCCGTTATAGGTAACTACATCAAAGAACCCCGGCGCTTTGCGAAAGGTCCAGGAGACGTAGTCGTCACTGCCGTTAATTTGACCCGTGTTATTTGAACCTATAGTAAAACCATCATTATCAAAACTAGATATATCTGCTGATGATTGAACTGAATCAGGAGAGTTACTACTTAAAGCCTGGAAATTTGGCCTAGCACTATCAACCAAGTGATGCCAAGTCGATGTATCTCGATTTTTAATCCAAACCAAGCCACCTTCACCGTCAAGATCTATACCATTGTTAATCGGTTTGTTACCACCATTATTGCCTTCATACAAATAAGTGCTAAACACGTCATCGACGTACAGGGGGTCTGCTCCACCCGCGCCAGCGGCTGCCTGCGTTAATTGCTTACCCAACATCAGACATAGCTCCCAACATATGCACCGTAAAGAGTGGTGCCAACCTTCCAAATAACAAGCACATCTTTTGCAGTAAAAGTCGGCAGTGCATTGCCACTACTTGTGACCCAAGTTATTGTAGGCCAACCAATAGTATAAGAAGCACCTGCTTCAAGATGAAGAACAATAGATTGACCTGTCTCAAGTGAATCAGTAAAGGTTGGAGCACCTGTTAATACACATACTTGAATCGAGCCATTCGCAGGATCAAGGGCAATCGAACCCGTAGTTGCAAGCGTGAATACAGTCTCTTTTAGCTCTCCAAAAGTCTGTTGTGCAGTATAAGTCTGCGCTACATCGGTTTTGGCGGTATCAGCATCAAAACCTTGAACACCACCAACAGCATCGATATCGGTGTCAACAACTACATTAGAACCACCGTTTTGCAGAGTGCCGGTGAAGTTCGCAGTTGTTTGAGATAAAACACTAGAAACAGTTGCAAGATCGTCAACCGTTACCGTTTTGGTGCTGGTTGTAATCGAATCAACTTTTACAGTTCCGAAAGCCATGATTAACTAATAGCCCAAGTAGCGTTTGCAGGTACGGTGACAGAAACACCGCTTGAGATTTCTATAGGACCAACGGCATGGCCATTGGTACCTGTAGTTAAGGTGTAATTAGAAGAGATGACTTGTTGATTTTCAACAATTACTGTGCTGCCGCCACCTCCGCCGGCACTTGCAACTAATGCAACCCACTGTGCAGAACCGTTGCCATCATCATAATAGATGTAAGGATTACCTTCATCGCTATCCCAATAAACATCACCTACATCAGGGTTGCTTGGTAATGCGCTGGAAATAGTGATACTTCCGCCACCACCACCAACTTCAACAATTGCTTCAGTGCCTGACTGATCAGTCTTTAGGAACAGCTTTCCATCGAAAGTGTTCATAGCCAGCTCACCTAAAGCGAGCTGAGACGTAGTAGGAATCGCCCCAGACGTTGCTGAACGTCTAAGTTTGATGGTGCTAGCCATGTGGCTCCCTTGTGTGCCTATATAGGCCGGTACACCGTTATATAACGGCGAACTAGGCTACCTATCAATACGAACCGCCGTCAATTGTTTCTAGGTCAGTTTCAAGCTCCTGCAGAGCTGTTTTGATGTCAGTATTATCAGTAATAATAGTGCCGGTGAACGTGCCCAGATTACTTGCGTTTAATGCAACACCAGTCAAAGCAACTAACTCATTATTGATGTCATTAGTACGACCAGCACCAATAATTAAAATACTGCCATTGCTAGCGTGTGACCTAGTAACAAGACCAACTTTTTGTACCTTTTCGGTAGAAGCAGTTGGACGAGTTGTCGTCAATGCGCCTGCAGTAGAGTCAAGATACAATGCAGCACCAGCACTAAAGCTACTGGTGTCAACATTAGCAAGTTGACCGCTAATGATTACATCTCCGTCAGCGCCATCAGCAATATCAGCATGCACCAATCCGATCGCAGGATAAGTATTTGTGCCGTTGTTGTCAGCTAGTGCGATAATTGGCTTTCCGGAACTATGAGTTCCCGCTACATAGACAACATCACCTTTGCTGATTGTTGATCCGCTTTGGTTATGAACGGACAGCAACAGAACATCTGTGTCAATAGATGTAGTGCTAGCAGCAGTGATTCGACCTTGCTGGTCAACAGTAATAATCGGAATCGCGGTAGATGATCCGTACTGCGCAGGCGTTACAGCAGTGTTTGCAAGAGCAACAGTAATTGTGTCAACTGGATCATCATATGTAATCCCAATGCCAGTGCCGCCGGCTAATGCCGCAGCAATAGTATCTTCTACGCCTTCTGCTTCTGCTTCTACAACTGTGAGGGTACTGCCCTCGACCATATACAGTCGATTTTGATCTTTGGCGTAACAAAGTTCGCCGTCGACTAAATCATTGATACTTGCCGAGATATTGCTGAACGAACCCCGAACTAATTGAATTTTGGCTCTATTAGCAGGGGTTGGCATCGACCGAAAATTGCTAGACTAGTATTCCTTAGGGATCAAAGTCACCACCAGTGACTTCAGAGCCGCCAAGGGCAATGCTTAACTCGACCCAAGAGCTGTTATATCGCACATAATAATTACCATCTTCAGGCGCTTCAGAAATACCGGCACCACCATGACGAGTTGTTTGCGGAACAAATAATGCGACCCATGAACTGCCATCCCATGTCAGAACATGTCCAACCTTGGGCTCAGCAATGAATACACCGTTTAAATCGCCAAGCGATACAGATGTTGCATCTAAATCTTTACCATCTCGACCTGGCGGTCCTATAAGGCCCCGCTCGCCTCGTTCACCACGCAATCCTTGGTCACCACGATCGCCTTTTGCTCCAGACTTTCCATCTCTGACACCAGATGCATAGCGTATTGCCGAATCTAGTTCACGTTCTTTTTGCTCCTGACGGGCAATATCCTGTTGTTCTTTGACTACGTCTAAAACTTCTTTTGTTACAAGTGAAAAAATCTCTACAACGATAATCTCATTGCTTCTTTTAAATACAGACCCTGGGAACATTCTTGAGAGAATATCTACAACCTGTTTGGTCTCTACAGGAGTAAGACCCAGTATTTGCAAGGTCCAAGCAGCTTCGAAACCATCTATCGCTGGCAAGCCAAGAATGCCAATTGTTGGACCCATGCCAATGGGTGCCATGCCACTACGATTAACTTCTACCGTATCAAATAACTCGCGAAGCAGCGCATCGTTGACAATCGCCTTGCGGATTGAATCGGCAGATGTAATCTTTACAGCCAT